GCCAAAGCATTAAGAATATTATCAGAATATCTATTATAGTAACTGTCGTTATTAATTTCAGTGTTCGTATCAGAACTAAACCAAGGTACTTGATTGTCGATGGTCAAAGCCGAATTGTGATACTGATCTAAATAATTTGACGAAGTATTTCGCAATTCTAATTGCAAATAATATGAATTTGCAATCAAATATTCTTCAACACTTGGATCTCCAATTACATCTTCGTAGTCTGGATTTGAAGCAACATAAAAATTAGTGTTAGATTCATTGTAAACATTAGTTACATCAGACGTTAATATATTATTTCCAAACTCCATGTCAGTGTTTGTGCTAGAAGCACGATTTATAACTCTTCTTAAATCATATTCACGATTAGGATCTGGTAATAGTGTAATATTCGGTTGATTTATTAAATTATTAAGAGATATTGTTTTTGTTGGTTTATCAATATTTGCAACTGTACCAGTTGCGACTTTTGTTTCTTCATTTCTAAATAAAATTTCTATATTATCTCCAACTTTCAAACTAGACTTATCAATATCATCTGTAAATAAAACTATATTAGAACCTGATATATTTTGAATTAAAAATCTGGAAGAAGTATTATATATCCATGAATTTGCAAATATTTGTTTTCTAGACTTATTCTCAGTTGGATTTAGTATTTTCTCACCAACATTTCTAACAGTTATTTTTTCACCCTCTGTCAAAAGACGAATATCTGTCTTTGGAACAAATTTAGATAAAACACCAGTTAATCTTAATTCAACTTTTTTACTTAAATCCCCACCTTCATATCCAAAATAGAATTCATTTGATCTAACATCATCAGTTGTAGATATTATTCCAACAATATTTTCACATTCAAAAAATTGATTAACAGATTTACTATTATAGTAAATATTTGTATTCATTCCAGATACCAAAGTACCTGTGGCACCAAAACCAACTGTTGAATCAACTGTTATAACAGAAGATCCAATTGCAACATCACCAATAGCCTTTGTTTTGCCAGGAATATTAAAAGTTCCTTCAATTAAGTCAACATCATTAAATCCAACAAACAATGCAATCTTATAATATACCTTTCCCTTTCTTGTAAGTGGTTCAACTTCGGAAATTGATGCTCTTGTTGCACTATCAGTAGATTTTATTATTGTTTGTCCAACTAAGTTTGCTGGATTGCCAGATATAGCCTCTGCAAGAACAATTTCTCTACGTATATACTCTGCAGATGATGGTTTTATTAAATATTGCTCTAAATCGACAATTTTAGGTGTTTCATTATATAAAACATTAAATAAAATTCTAAATGACTCTTCTGTACCTTTTGATTGATAGAGAGATTTAGAATTTTTAATAAAATTGCTTACATCAAGATTATTAACAAATTTTGAGTTTTCTAAACCAGGTGTAAGTAGTTTTTTTGTTTTTTTATAAAATTCTTTTAAAAATAAAGCACTTAAATTTACGACGGTAGCATCATTATCATGATTTATTGCTGATGAATCAGTAAATACTAATTCTTTCGGATTATTAGGTGCGTGATAAGTTGTTATACCACTAAAACCACGAATACATCCAGTAAAACTGTTAGTTGTAATACCTGTGTAAGTTATTACCTCATTTTCAATTTTGAAAAGACCATATTCTTTGGGAAATCCCTTGGTGCTACTAACATTTACGGTTGTTGCAGTTGTTGTAATACCACTTGTTAATTTTGTCTCTCCTACAACTACTTCTGGTGTTAAATTATCTAATTTTATATATTGATCTAAATTATCAGTCAGGTCAATAGGACCTCCCTGATATTCCTGAGAGATATAATACTGTTTTAAGAAATCTACTGCCTTTGGACTTTCAGATAATAAAAACTCTGGTATTTGGTTTTCAATTATCTGTTGGACTTTGATTCTTTTATCAATTCCAGTAGTTATCATACTATCCTCTTACCAAAGCTCCGTTTGTATAACTTGATGTGACTTTATAACCGACACCTGATATCTGCTCTCCAGACGTAATTGTGTCTTTAACCATATTTATAGAGCTATCTCCAACAGCAAAACTCAAATATAAATCTTTTAATCCAATAATATCATTTGACTCAGGAAATGCCTGAATTTCAATAATATTATTTGATCTTTGTGTTGAAGTTATATTAACAGTTGAAATTATAACCTCACCATGAACATAATCGACAACTCCTGCGGATGCAACAACCAATTGACCTTGAGATAATTCTACATCACCTTTAACTATTGCGATAACACCTTTACCACTTCCATCCAAAGTTCCATCATTATTTTTATTTGGAATATCGGTAAAATATACCATATCAGTTTGACCCTGAATGGTAAAACCAGTACTCTTTATGTTTTTACCCTCTGGGTTAATATGGAATCTGTTTCCATAGCAAAGTTCATACTGTGCAAATTGATTAGTAAGTGCTCTTAAGTTTCTTCTTATAATAACTCTTGTTATATTAGATGTAATAGCATCATCTATGTTATCAATAACATTTAAAACTTTACTATACTTGAATCTTCCACCAAATTTGTTAATATCAGTTGTTGAACCATAAGTCAATAATCCATTTGTTACACTTGTCTTTAATTCTGAAACAGTTGTTACTTTAGATACGTCATAATATACAAAAGATTCGATTTCAACGTATAATAATTTAAGATCAAGTATTTTTTGATTTATACCTGCAAGTGAATATCCTTTTAAACTTGATAATATTGCACGTTTATCAAAATCAGATACGAATTCACCATTTTTTGGTTTGATTGTTATAAAAACTGTTCCAAACTCTGGAGGATCTAATTCTTCTCCCCCTACAACCGATACTGATTCGGTATTTGGATATATTTGTTGTATGACTGACTCATAATCCCTTGCTGTAACTGCTCTGTACTGTGAAGAATAGAGTCTGGGTGCAAAATACTTAATAGAGTCAATTGACTCAATATTACCCCCATTAGCTGCCGCTGATTCCGTTGTAATGGGTGGTGTGATTATTGGTAAAGAGATTTGATTAGAAGATGATACAACACTACCTGCATAGGTAAAAGAAGCAGGACCGTTACCATCTACACCATCTGTAGTGATATATGAAACGGTAATTACTGAATCATTTTCTAATTTTTTACCAAATACACCATCACCAAAAAGAAGTTCATATCTCTCATCGGTAATTTCTTGTATAAGATACGTTTCTGATATATCAGTAATGTTCAATATATTATCAACTTTGCGATATTCTTTTCCTAAACCAGTATCTGATGACCCTTTAATATAAACTTTAATGGTTGAAGTGTCAATAAATGAATTTTCAAGTATGAATCTTTGATCAAGAGAACCATCAACTGTAAATGACTTTGTTAAATAAGTTCCTTGATATACAACTATGCTATTAAATGAACCTGTGCTACTTATTATATTACCACTCGTATCAGTTTGTTGTGTTGTAACAGTTGTAATTGTTTCTGGAATAGAAAAAACATAAGATGAATTATCTGATGTCCCCACACATACTAGACCTGCCTGAAGAGTTAGAGTTGGTGTATTGCTTGCAGTAGTGACATCAAAAGAAACAGTTGCTTGAGCAGCAGTTCTCGATCTAGGTACATAACCTATATTTCTAGCTAATGATACAACATTTTCACGAACAGTTGCAGAATCTAAGAATGATTCATTCACAATCATATTCGAGTTGAATGCTGTAATGTAAGTATTATATGCTAGAGTGTCTATTAAAACAGAAAAGTTTGAACCTTCAAAGTCAAAATCAGTAAAATCTGAGTTTGCACGGATATAATCCTTGATTGAGGTTTTTATTTGATCGAAATCTAGGTTCGTAAACTTAGTAAAAGGCATTTATCTTGTTGCTTCGAGAATGAATGTAAATTCTTGTGTAGGATTTTCTTGTCCAATTATATTAAAAAACACTGTGACCTCAAATTCATTTAAATCTGGTCTTGGCTCTACCTCAACTGTAACATTTTCAATCCGTGGTTCAAAATTTTCAAGTGTAATTAGTATTTGGTTCTGAATTACTGACGCAGTACCAAAGTCTACAAAGTCAAATAGGCTATCACGTACCTCAGATCCTAAAACAGAGTTAAAAAATCTTTCTGTTGGGATAGTCTGAACTAAATTTCTTACAGACTTCTTGATTGCGTTCTCATTTTTGAGAATTGTGAGGTCTTTAGTGACTGGATGAGGGGTAAAAGACAAACTTATGTCCTTAAATGCCCTTGATATCCTCTTTATTGCCATTTAAACAGGTGTTTTCCTGTTTTATTTATGACACTTTTTTACAGAATGTTATTATTTATCCTGATTGTCGTTCAAATTGGTATTTACCACTGAATAATCCTCTTCTAACACTTCTTTTAGATAAGATTTGTCCCAATATTTGTAATAATCTGTTTTTGAAAGTTTTTTTCTTGCTTCTGTTAACTCATTTCTTGGTTGACAAAGCACTAAATTGTATTTTCCGTTACTTGTTTGAACTCCTTGTATGTAAGTTTTCTTTTTTTGATGATCTGCAATGAATTTAAAGTCAGAATAGTTACGATTATAGTCATCAACAGCATCATATAGAAAATCTTCACTAATATTATCTTCTACAACGTAAATAACCACATCATAATTAGGATCTGGCATGATTTGGCTTAATTTTTCATCAATAATTGCAAAATTTGCCTTTGATGCATAAGGACATATTGCAAAATTACCTAATTCTGGTCTAACTTTTGATAATTGACCAATCCAATGTAAAATATATCTACTCTTCTCGTCTTTCATCGGGTGTTGTCCAGAAATAATCGTCACAATCACCTAAACGACCCCAGTTTACATCATTTTCTACCTCAAAAATTCTTGTTGATACCTTGAAATCGGGTGTTTTGACCTTTTCGGGTGTCATTGAGGTGTCATAGATGCGACATCGGTTGTTTGGATAGAGTGCAAACTGCCCATTTCTTAATTGAATAAGGTTAAATGACTTATGTTCATCAGGCATTTCACTTGTAGAGGCATCTATTTGGTCAAAATCACCATGATAGTTGTCTAAAGTGCAAATATACTGCCCTTTTTGGTTGCCAAAGTGTCTTGTACGCAACTCCCACTCCATTGGTGCGACAAATTGCTTCACAATTACAGTAAAATCATAGTCCATACAGTTCCAAAACTGTAAATTGACCAAATCCATGTCAGGATCAGGTGTTTTTGGAGATGATAAAAACGCAGATATCGGTAATTTATCGTACATTGCACCATATTCTGGTAAATATGTCTCAAAATAGAAAGCACGACCTTGTATTGATTTCGCAGTGACCCATAAACCTTCTACAAATTCACCATGACCCGATTGAAAGTCAGTTAGATATTCTTTTCTTACCCATACCTTCTTTGTAGGTAGGTTTGCTATGTAGTTTGCCATGTATCAAAAAAGTTTGAAATTTCGTATCCGTCTAATTTTGCTTTATAGTCTGATGATTCTCCCAAATAGAAGTAATCAAACCCAAGTCTTTTATATAGTGCAATCTCACTCTTATTTGCAATATGCCCAAGACCTAACTTCTTATTCTTATAATTCCATGCGAACTGGTCAGCCCATACACTATTCACACTCTTAAAACGATATGCAAGAGTAAAGGCAACTAATTCATTTCCATCATAGTATCCAATCACATCAGAATGAGGAAGTTCAAACTCCTCAACGAAGATTGGCACAATATCTTTGAACTTTTTATAAGTTACATATTGTTTGTATATTTCTAAACAACGGTTAAAAGAAGAACCATCGAGAATACGATAGTTATGATACTCTTGATAGTTTGTGTCTTTTAATCGAATGCGACAAAACATTATTTGCCTTGTCCTTTGTATCTCTTTCGAGCCGAGTTACGGGCGGTTGCCGAGTATTTTGTATGCTTTCCTTTTCCTTGTCGAGTTTTTTTCGGACGGGTTTCGATTGTATTACCCATGCTAAATGTTTTTGCCATTAAATTTCCTCTTCTTTTACATCAGTTACGAGATCGAGTGGATGTGGTGTACCAGACTTGAAGAACTCATCTGCCAAGTCCTGCATCTTATCCATGTATTCTTCTTCAGTAAGACCTTCTGCAAGAATCTTACCTTCATAAGAGATACTATATAACTCTTGTTTTTTCATGTCCTACTCTGATACGTGGGTCACACATGATACGGAATCCTGCCTCTTTTGCATCTAGACAGAATGAGACATCTTCTCCGCACATATCTTGAACTGCTCCAGATTCAAATATTTGCATCTTCGGAGCAAACCAAGGATAAGGCATCTGAGGGTCTTCAAAAACACCGTGTTTAATCAGTAACCATCCGAAACCTGCATAATCAACTGTGAATGGTTTCTTTCTTTTTGCAATGGAATCAAGTGTTTCATGATTCATCACTCCACCATTACCCTTGAAGTCATCTTCATCTAACCAGTGAGCGACCGAAGTTGTTCTTCCATCTTCTGTACAATACCAACCAGATGCAATCTTTTCGTCCATTAAAACAAGTTGATAGAACTTCTCAACATTAAAAACAATATCTGAGTCAATCCATAACTGGTAATCATACTTTAACTTACCATCCCAAGGTAACTGGTCAGGACCTCGAAGAACATTTGCACCAAGACACTTACATCGGGCAAAATTTACCATTGATGAATAATCTTGTGATATCTGAATACTTGCTTTATTTTGAACTAAGTCAAAGCATAGTGTTACAAAGTTCTTTAGAAATGTATATGATACTCCTCGACCTGGCAAACAGAATACTACTGTCTTACCTGCTATCATTCT